AACATCACAGAGTCCGATAGTTAAACAGAAAGCAAAAGAAACTTGCTTAGATAGATACGGGAGTGAATCATATACACAAACAGAAGAGTTCAAACAGAAAGCAAAAGAAACATGTTTGGATAGATACGGGAGTGAATTTTTCACCAAGAGTAAGAAATATAGAGATAGTTTTGATCATTTGCCTACATTATTTGATATAGATGAAGCGATAGAGTTATATAATAAGCATACGAATTGTGCAATGGTTTCGCAAATATTGGGTGTTTCGCAATCCAATGTTATTGTTCATTTAAACCGGGCAGGTGTAGATTTACGGTACATGAATTCTATTGCGGAGATTGAAATTATTGAGTTTCTTAAAGAACATATTTTTCATCCAGTATTGCATAATGATAGGACATGTTTGGGTGGCAAGGAACTTGATATATTTTTGCCAGAGTACAAATTAGCAATAGAATATAATGGTATATATTGGCATACAGAGGGGAAAGGCAAAGATAGAACATACCATTTGGCAAAAACTAGAGGATGTGAGGAGAGAGGAATTCAGCTTCTTCATATTTACGAAAATGAATGGAATGATCCAATCAAGCAAAATATCTGGAAGAGTATGATTTTATCTAAATTGGGGTTGACTCATAGAGTGTTTGCGAGAAAATGTGTGGTGCGTGAGGTTTCAATGGACGAAAGTAGGGATTTCATGGTGCAGAATCATTTGAGTGGATTCCGAGGCGGTGGTATTAAGTTGGGGTTGTACTATAATGATGAATTGATGCAAATGGTTATTGTTGGGAAGTCGAGATATGATAAAGCTATTGAATATGAATTGATTCGTAGTGCTACTAAAACAGGGATAACTGTAGTTGGTGGGTTAAGTAAATTATTAGCCAGATGTCCTGATAATATGGTTAGTTATGCGGATAGACGATATTCTGATGGCAAAGGATATGATGCCGTAGGAATGAAGAAAAGTCATGAATCGCCACCAAATTATAGATATTTGGTGGATAGTAAGTTAGAGTCAAGGAATAAATATCAGAAACATAAATTGAACAAGTTGGTTAGGGTGTTTGATTCAACTATGTCGGAATATGATAATATGTTGGTTAATGGGTATGATAGGGTGTGGGATTGTGGAAGTTTGGTTTACATTAAATAGTGGAGAATAACATGAGTTGTAAAATTTTTAATTTAGGTGACACAGTAGTATCAAAAAATACAAATTTATTTTTAGGTGAGAATAGTTGCAATAGAAATATTCAAACATTTCATGATCCGAAATACCCCTGGATAATGGATTATGCAGAAGAGATGCGAACGATTGGCAATTGGTCAAAATTTGAAATTGATTTATCAAATGAAAAGCGAGATTTTGATAGTTTAGACGAGGCTGGGCAGCATATCTATGAAGCTGGGTTGAAGTTTGCAATCACATTGGATAGTTGTGCAGGTAGAGCACCATTGCAACTATTTAATAATGGTGGTATATCAAATAATCCCGAATGGGAATTGTATATCACCAATCATCAGAATAACGAATTATTGCATTGTTGTGTGGAGGGCACTGAGGTTTTGACTGCGGAAGGATTTAAAGACTTTAGAGATGTAGATAATGATACCAAAGTTGCTAATTATGAAGAAGATGGTTCTATAACATTTACTCCGCCGCTTGATATTATTCAATCTGAATATTCTGGGGACATGTATACATTTGAACAAGGACACTATTTACAACAGGTTACCCCAAATCATAGAATTTTATATTTTGATAGGTATAATGATGATGCATTACGTGTGGAATTTGCAGAAGACACGTCAGTTACTAATCATAAATTGCCTGTATCTGGATATAAGGTTGGGTCAACTCATTATCTAACTCCAAATGAGAAGATGGCAATTGCCTACCAAGCAGATGGAACATTGGTAAATGGTGGAAATATTACGAAAGATGGAACTTGTATTAGATTTCATTTTAAGAAATCAAGAAAAAAGGAACAACTTCGGGAATTATTGCATGGGTTTAGACACACAGTGAATGAAAATAATACCAAAGAGGGGTATACCGATTTTTATGTTTGGATTGATTTTGATATTGATAAAACCTTTGAATGGGTTAACTTGGAACATGTGTCGCATAGATGGTGTAGTGAATTTTTAGATAACCTTGTGTTGTGGGATGGGTGTGTTAGAAAAGAAGGAACTAAAGTTTATAATAATACTAATGTTGATGCTGTTAATAAAGTTCATGCTATTATAGTATTGTGTGGTAAGCGATCAACCATATATAAATCAAAAACCACTGGGTTTAATGGTGAGGATCTAGGGGAACGAAGTAAAGATTATTACCAAGTATCAATTGTTGATCGGGATTATGTAACCGGCAGAACAGTTCAGAAAACTAAGGCACATTACGAAGGCAATATATATTGTGTAACTGTTCCAAGCTCATACATCATTACTAGACTCAACGGTAAGGTGGCTGTTACTGGTAATTCTGAATCATATACTGAAATGGTTCGTGCAATTTACAATGATGTTGATGTATTTATTGATAATATTATACATGATGAACAAGTTCAAAAACGTGCAACCTCGATTTTGGCAAGTTTTGATAGTGCTACCGCAGTATTTGATAAGATGGATGCAAATAAAACATGTACCGATAATGGATTAGATAAGCCATTTCCTGAGATCACGGAGACTGATGTTAAAAAGGCAATATATAAATCTGCCATTGTGTTGAATATGTTTGAGGGTATCAGATTCTTTAGTACATTTGTTACAAACTGGTCATTTAGTGAACAGCCAACCAAGTTGTTCCCTGGTTCATCAAATATCTTCAAATTGATTGCTCGTGATGAAATGATTCATCTTAATATATTCCAAAAAATTATCAAAATGCTTCGTGAAGATAAATCTGAGGGGTTTGTTGAGATTGCAAAGGAAATGGATGAAGAAGTATATGATCTATTCCGAACTGCATATAACGAGGAAATGGCTTGGATTGAATACTTATTTAGCAAAGGATGTCCACTTATTGGCATGAATGAGACTATCCTTAAAGATTATATGACTTATATCTTTGCGGTTCGGATGATTAATATTGGATTAGACCATACGAAACTTGGTATTGTATTTGGTAGCAATCCAGTGCCTTGGATAGATAACTATTTAGATTCTTCACATGTAAAATCTGCACCGCAAGAGATTGAATCTGTTAATTATGTTGCTGCTATAGATTCAAGCAAAGATGAGGATTTTGACTTAGATGACTTATGATACGTTGGTTCAGCCACCGAACAATGGTTGCAACAAGTTCCAATGATAAGTTTTAAAATTAAGAGGATGAACTTTCAACTTGGATGTGGTATTATAGATTCATTAATTAATCACTGGGAGATATGATGGACATAGATTTACATAATGGTGATTGCCTTGGTGTATTAAAGGCAATGGATGAGAATAGTGTGGATAGCATTGTCACAGACCCACCGTATGGGTTAAGTGCTGCTAAGAATAGTGGGAAAACATCAGCAAGCGGTTTTATGGGCAATACATGGGATTATGATGTTCCTAGACAAGAGATTTTTGAAGAATGTTTGCGGGTATTGAAGCCTGGTGGACACATATTGTCATTTAGTAGCACTCGCACATATCATAGAATGGCAGTTAGGATCGAGGATGCTGGATTTGAGATAAGAAACTTGATTTCTTGGAATTTTGGGTCTGGATTTCCAAAAAGCCAGAATATTAGCAAAGCGATTGATAAAAAATTAGGGCATGAACAAGAAGTGGTGTTTGAAGGTCGAGCCGTAAAACGAATGATACCTGGTGCAGATCAAGATAAGACTGGTTCATGGATTAAGGATAATGGAAGAGAATATGTTCCTACCGTAACTAAAGCATCTAGTGATGAAGCACAGCAATTCGTTGGTTGGGGAACCAACTTGAAACCAGCAATGGAACCAATTTGCATGGCAAGAAAACCATTGATAGGAACAGTGGTTGAGAATGTGTTAGAATATGGAACAGGTGGGATCAATATTGATGAGAGTAGAGTTGGCCCAGTAAATTTATCTGGGGAACGGAAAACTACTAACAGAAAACCACGCAATGATGAAAATGTATGGACTAATGATAACTCAGGGATGAAACCAACTATATATGCTGATGCTGATCCAAAAGGCAGATTCCCATCTAACGTAATTTTGTCGCATCACCCAGATTGCGAATGTATAGGTGTTAAAAAAATTAAAAATAAGAGTGGGTCGATTACTGGCAATGAACCTAGCCACACCGGAGGTGAGAATGCCACCTGTTATGGGGAGTATGGTCGGATCGCAATGCAAAAATATGGTGATGAGGATGGAAATGAAACCGTAGAAGAATACAATTGCCATCCTGGATGCCCAGTGAGAATAATGGATGAACAGAGTGGGGTATTATCATCTGGCAAGGATATAAATCCAACTACTGCCGATGTGTCTAGTTTTTTTGGAAATAAAGAACAATATTATAATTCAAATGCGAATTATGGTGATAAAGGTGGTGCATCAAGGTTTTTCTATTGTGCTAAAACCTCTAAATCTGAAAGAAATCACGGATTGGATGCATTCGAAGAAGTAGTGAATTCTAAGTTTGACGGGGGTGATTTTGAGAGAAGTGAAGGTAATATTGCAAATCACCAAATGAGTAGAAATCCACATCCAACTGTTAAACCAATTAAATTGATGATATACTTACAAAGAATGGTGACACCGAAGAATGGTATAACATTAGATCCATTTATGGGGAGTGGTTCATCTGGATTAGCAGCAAAACTTGGGGGATTTAAATTCATTGGTATTGAATTAGATGAACAATATTTTCAGATTGCCAAGGCAAGAATAGCATCATCTGATGATTTTGACTTATCAGCTGATGGTGAGGTTAATATAGTAGAAAGAGAAAGGAATACATTCAATGAGTTATTTGAGTAAAAGGAAAAATTAATGAAAGTAGTTGAGATAGCACAAACAAATACATCAGGGATAAACCTTGATGAATTACATACTATGACGATTGATGATGTAAAAAACACATCTAACCTAATAGGAAACCCTGTGCTATCAAATCCAGATAGCATCGAGTATTCGTTATATAAAAGAATAACAGCTGGGTATATTGAATATTTTTTATGCAGTACAACAGATGTTATATGTATGGTAGGAGCATCACTGCAAAATACAAGAACAGCAAGTTATATCCAAATACATGGTGTTCAAATTAAACCTACGTATAAAAGCAAAGGATTAGGGTTGTTGACATATGATTCCATTAAGAATGTTGAAAAGATGAACTTAATGAGTGATTTTGAACAGACATTGGATGGCAAGAAGTTGTGGCATAGAATTGCTAGCGTGTACAATGTAGCTGTAATAAATATGACCACCGGAAATAAGATTTCTAATGACATTGATGATGCATATCAATTGTATTTTACTAATGAACCAAGTGCCAATAATACGGTGTTGGTCACGGAAGAGTACATATCGGAAGGAATATTAGTAAAAAAAATTAACGTAAACAGGAGAAAAAATGGTAATAGTATATAGTAAAACAACTTGTCCACATTGTGTGCAAGCAAAGAAGTTATTAGAAAGTCACAATATCAAATATACAGATATTAATATTGAAGAAGATATGATTGCAAAGGATTTTATAATACAGAAAGGACACAAATCTGTGCCGCAATTTTACGTAGGTGATAACATACTAGTAGAAGGTGGATTTACTGGATTGCGTGGAATGGCTAGAACAGCAATTGAAAGCAAAGTAGCGGAGTTAATATGATTAAATTTGAAGAGGGTGAGGTTTACTGTTTTAAATTAAATAGTGGTGAAGAAGTAATCGCAAAAGTAGAAACTATTGGTGATGCAACTTTAGTCAAAGATGATGGCAATACTAATAATTTCGGGGTTGCACTAGGACTGAGTAAACCATTAAGTGTCGGGATGGGTGCAGATGGACCACAATTAATACCAACTATGATGTCTGGCAATCCGCAAGAACTGTTTTGGGTTAATATAGATTCGTGTGCTATCGTAGGACAAATTGGCACTGATATGTATGAAGTATACAATGAAAGCACCTCGGCATTAGACCTACCCAAAGAGAAGCGAATTCTAAGGGGCTAAATAGCTGTATGCCAGCGATAGCTAGAAAAGATAGTGTAGATAGTGTAGATTCACCGGATGGCGCTGGTCTGTGTTGTGGGTCACCCTCAGCACAGTCAACTGACACTGGTTCAGCGAATGTGTTTATTAACGGTATTGGTGTCGTTAGGAAGGGTGACACTATGATTGAGCATTCATATCCTGGACCATGTTGTGCACCACATTCACCGGCTTGCGATACATTTTCTGATAATGTGTATGCCAATGGCGAAAATATAGCAAGGGTAGGAGATGCTTACGATAATCATATTATTTTATCAGGCAGTCCTAATGTATTTGCCAATGGGGAATAACGATGATCACTGGCACCATTTGCTTTCACTATGTTGTTCATGTGTATAACCAACCATTCGAGGTTGATATGAAGACACAAACGGATCGCATACGGGAAAGTGAAAATGTTGTTAGCCCTGTTCGGGGGGTGAAGATAATATGAATTTTGATCAATTTAGTATTAGCGTTTACGCATAGCACATTTAACTGTTTACTTTTTGCTAGTGATATAGTATAATTACTTTCTATTTAATTAACGAGGGAAAACTATGCCAGTACAGTGGATTGACAAATTAAATGAATCTAACTCAAGGATTCACAAAGAAACAGTGATTAGCCAAGCACTCACTGCTTATAAAATAGGTGATGAGACAGCTGGGATTTTTTTAAGAGGTGCTGTATACGCAAATGACTCATTTATGATATTCAATACCACACAAGTTATTGAATTACCAGAAGGCATCACTGGCAAAAAGAATGATTGGGATCGGCTATTCTCATTATTGGGGGAACTCAATAAACGGTTACTGTGGAGCAATGCTGCGAAAGCTGCTATTAACCATGTATCTACTATGTTTGATAGTGATCAATGGAATAAATTCGCAAGGAATGTTATTCTTAAAGATCTACGGGTTGGTGCTTCAGTTAAAACCTTTAACAAAATTCTTAACGGTACTGAATTTGAAACTCCGTCATTTGAATGTCAATTAGCACAGGATTCCAAAAAGCATAAGAAGAAACTTATTGGTCATAAAATTCTACAACAGAAACTAGATGGTATTAGGGTTATTGCTATTATAAAACCATCGTATGTTGCATTGTATAGTCGCAATGGCAAATTACTTAAAAACTTTACATTAGTTGAAGAGCAACTTCTTAACGTGCGATATGCGTTGACAGCAGCAGTAGGACTAACTACCAATGGGCTGTTACGGCAATCAGTTGTGCTAGATGGTGAAATAATGGGTGAAGATTTTCAAACTCTTATGAAGCAGGCACAACGTAAGACAGATGTGAATACTGATGTTTGTGTATACAACGTATTTGATATTCTTACATTGGATGAGTTTGAATCCGGTATTAGCCAAAAGCCACAATATGAACGGTTACAGCAACTTACGGCTGCAAATGCACTTATAACAGCCAATGACCATGTGCATATGAAAAATATTCATATAATTGACGAAAAAGAGTCTGTAATGGTTGACTTATCAACTGCCGAAGGGCACACTATCATGAATGAATTTGCCGATGAGTGTTTGGGAAATGGATTTGAAGGCATTATGATTAAGGATCGTGATGCGGTATACCAATGTAAACGAAGTGCATCTTGGCTTAAATTAA